GTCTATTCCGTATGCGAGCAGTATGCTTCCTGTGTAGAAGAATGTCTTGACCGCGAGATTGAATAGCCTGCTGGATCGGAACGTGTATCCTGTCTTGAGCGACGCGTAGATTCCGACTATCGTGTCGAGCCCGACGAACATCATCGTCAGCAGCATCAGTCCTTTGATTGGCGCCAGTATTGTTATCGCGCCGAATAGGGCGGCTTGTATGTATGTCCTCATTTCTTCTTGACAAGGTTTTGTACCCACGTATGCCTGCAGTGCGGCCTGATGACGCCGTTGTCGTTCCAGAATCCGCCGCCTGCCTCCCAGACGGACAGCCCTGTCTCGGCGACGAGAGGGTTGCTGTTGAGCTGATCTATCTCCTGTCGGGTGTAGAGCCAGTCCTTTTTTATCAGGGTTCGGCAGAAGTCGCGAGTGCCCTTTATTATCGTGTCCCCGTCGACCTCCGGCCTTTTCTCGTAAGACCACATCACGAACACGTCGTTCGGGATGAACCTGTCTGGTATCGAGGGTATCGCGGTCACGCGCGTCCTTGACGGGTATCTCTTGCTCGGCGCCTTGACCCTGATGATTAGGTGGTAGTCATCGACTTCCTTCTGCCACATCTCTGGAGTCATGGGAATGCTCTCGAGTATCACGAAGTCCTTTTTGGACGAGCCGATGCGTTCGAGCTCCATCTCGAAGTACTCGAAGTTCTTGTCCCTGTGCTCCGCCTTGAGAGACCTTTTTATTCTGTCGAGGTTCTGGCACATATTAGTATCCTCTCCCTGGGAATGATCGGTTCGGCCCGTAGTAGTAGAGACCCTTCTTCCTGTCCCAGTATTCCTGGCGGTCGAGATAGATTTCGTCGTTGAACGGGTTGTTGAAGTTCGGCAGTATCTCGTTGTCGTTGTACTGCGTGTAGAGCGGGAAGTCGGACGAGAACTGGCACAGGAAGTCCTTGGCCCTGTCCTCGAAGTAGGAGGCCCTTTGGTTGAGCTCGCTTCTGAGGTATTTCATCTCCTCGAGGGACGCCGGCTGCGCGAACTGGTCGCTCATCTTGACTGTGCCCTTGTTCCTTATCTTGATGCTGAGGAACGGGATGCTTATCTCGGCAGCCCTGTACGCGAGCGCCTGCTTGAGTATCCCGACGAGGTCGGTCTCCTTGGCGTTTAGCGTGTTGTCCTTTATCTTTGTGCTCAGGTCGTCGTATAGGTTCTTACCGAGCATCTCCCTCGTGTGTATGAGCTGGGCTGTCTCTATGTGTGGCGCGACCTCGGCCGTGTCCACGTTGGCGTTCAGCGGGGTGAACTTCTTGATGTATTCTTGGTTTATCCAGAGATCCATTTTGTCTTGTTGTTTTTTATATCGTGAACGGGTTGAGCTTGTAGTTGATGTCGAATCCGTTGAGTTTCAGTATTTGGTTGACCGCCTGCTCGAAGACCCTCTGGTCTGGCTGGATGACGAACTTGTTGAAGCACTTGACTTTGGTCTCGAAGTCGCCGTTGCCGAGCTGGCCTGGCACCATTATCGAGAAAAGCTCTGGCGTGGTGGCCCTCTCGCCCGTGAGTATCTTCTGCGTTATCTGGTCGCTTATCACGGTGAACTGCTTGTCGACGTTCGCCACCTCGACCGGCGTGATGTCCGGCGCGAGCTCTTTCCCATCGGAGAACATCACGACTGCCTTCCCTGCCTTCTTGACCCCGCCGTAAGACCTTTTTAGCCCGCTGACGATGTCGTCCCTTTCCTCCTGGCTTGCTGGCTTTCTGTAGAACCTGATGATTACGGACGGGTTGAACCCGTTCTCTATCAGCGATCTGTAGTAGACGCCCACCTGGCTCTCAAGAGTTATCCAGTCCATCGCTCCGAGATAGGACGGCTCTCCGTAGTATTCGTTCGACACCTTCTGTCCAGGCACGTAGAGTATCTGCCTGTGGTGATCCTTGTCGGACGAGTCGAGCGTGTATATCTCCACCTCTTCCTCCCTGGCGTCGGCCCAGTTCCTCTTGTAGTACCACTCCTCTATCTGCCCGTCGTCGAACTTGCCAGACCTGAGCTTGCTTACGTCTATCCTGTTGACCTCCACCACTCTCGTGAAGTCGAGAGACCAGATGACCTCGAACGCCATCGCACCGAAGATTTGGTAGTCGAGGCTCAGGTCGTATTTGGCCTTCTCGATGTCGTTCAGTATCTTGAGTGTGTCTATCTTGGCCCTTTCGTCGAGGAACGTGTCGTCGTAGGTATAGCCCTCTCCGACCACCATCTGCGCCTTCGTCTTGACGATCGCGTTGTGTGTCGGACTGGTGTTGAACATGTCCTTCAGGTATTCTGGGTATAGGTTGTCCTCGCCGTACAGCACCCATTCGTGCTGCCTGCTCTCCGTTATAACCGGCAGGTCTGTCACGGCCTGTAGAGAGAATGAGTCCACGGCGTCGCCTCCTTTAGGCAGGGTTTGTATCTCTGGCGCCATCGTCGCTGTCGCCCTCTTTAGTTCGAATCCGAATATATTCATTGTCTTTGTTGTTTTTTAGCGTAGCGACAAGTCGCCCGCGACTTTGTTATGCCGTGAATAGCATTCTTCCCGTCTCCACGATTACCGACGGGTATGTCGGGTTGTCTGGTATCGACACCGTCCCAGAGAGGGGCATCGGGCCTGAGCACGCGAACACCTCGTAGTTCCACTGCGCGAGATAGTCCTCGTTCTGTCCAGCGAGCGCGATTGACCCGTTGTTTGGGTCTATGCTCGCCGTGGCGGAGCATGTCACGCTGATGAGGAACTTGTTGTACCTCGTCCCGTCCCCGAGGTCTTGGCTCGTGTCCTGCGTGAATAGTATCTCGTTCTCGGTGAGCCTGTTCTGGATCCTGAACACGAAGTATAGGTCTGGGTATGCGGAAGGCGACGGCGTGTATTCGACGAACCTGTCGTTGAGCGTGAAGTAGCACGCGTTTATTCCTGGCTTCATTGTTATCATACCGAAAATATATTTGGCGGGGCGATTGTTTATTCTCGGATTCTCCGTATATAAAAAAACCCACACCAAAACTGGTGATGGGTTTTTATTTTGATTGGCCTCGGCCTATCTGTGGTCTATTAGCGAAGCGACTTGTCGCCCGCGACTTCGTTATGCTACGATAGCATCCACGATTGTTGGGTCTACACCCCATGCTTGGTCTGGCTCCATCGCAGTGAAGGTGATCGTATAACCGTTTGCGTCAGCCTTAGCAGTTCCTGAACCACCTTCGATAGCTGTTACATACGCGCCCTCTACCTTACCGAACAGCCAGTAGTTGTTGTTCGAATCGAGTACGATTATCAAGAGTTGTTTTTGACCATCTACGAGCTTTTCGATAGCAGTCCTTTTGGTAGTCTCCCTTCTCGAAAGGACGAGCGTTACGACTTGGTTGAAGAACGTAGTTCCGTTGTTGAGGTCGATAGCGACAGACTCAGTGTAGTTACAAACGTTTTTGTTAGTCTGGAACTCGTAGAACTTCGTTGATCCGTTCATCGTGATTGCGTCTACCCAGTCACCGTTTTGCGGAGAGGTAGCAGCGCCGATTGTATATCCTGTCACGTTCTCGAAGTCGGTGATGTATATCCTGTTTATACCTCCGGCATTCGTCTCACAGCTTTTTGACAGTCCGGCGGTTAGTGCATTACATATTGCCATTTTTTCTGTTTATTGTTTTTATAAAAGGGGCTCAGGCCCCTTTTTGGTTTTTTTAGTTGTAGAAAACGATTTCAGATCCGTAGATATATCCTACACCGAACTTGAACTCTCCGATCATTCTCACGACAGGAACACCAGTTACGGATTTTTGTGGAAGGATTGAGATCTCTTCGAAGTCGGACATCAAGTCAGTCAACAGAAGAAGGTTCGATTTCCTTGCGGCTACCATCTTGTTAGTAGAGATGCCTGGAGCCTCAGAGAGTTTCACGTTCAAGAAGTGGAGCTCGCTGTATGACTGCATGTAGTAGGCCTCGTTCGAAGCAGCAGCAAGCGCTTGTCTGTAGAACCTCATAGCAGCCGGAGACAAGAAGATTCTCATGTCGTCCTCGTTGATTATCGCTTGTGGGATTTTGTCGTATACAAGACCGATTTGAGCGATAATGTTGGAAGCAGACAAAGTCGTAGAAGCCACGTCGATTACAGCAGCGTCAGCAAGAAGTTGTTTCTCAAGACCGTCAACAAGTGAAAGTGGATAAGAAGCAGTAGCCGTGTCGCCTTTCCATACGAGTTGCTCAGTATCAGCAGACACTTTCAGAGCCACTTGGTCAAGCAAGAACGCCTCTACAGATGCAGGCATGATTTCGTCGTTGTTCGATCCTGGCCTAAGCAGTTGAGACAGGTAGTCTACTTCGAACGTTCTTTGACAGTACTCAAGGTTGATTTTGATTGGCTCTACCTCGAATGCTTTTTGGTCAAGAGTTCCCTCACCAGTTGAAGAGAATGAACAGTCTGCACCTTGAAGGATGTTGCGGATGTTTAGTTGTCCGAGTTTGATTTTGGACTTGACGTTAGGAACGAGCTTGAAC